ATAGAGGAGTGCGAGAGTGCGAAAGATTGAAGACAAAGTATGGGACTACCTAGTAGAACATAAGAGACCGGTCACGGTTAAGCAGCTATCCAAGTACTTCATAGCATCTGAAAACGCCGTGTCCAGAGCCTTGACCGAGTTCGTTAAGAGGCAAGTAGTGGACAAGATACGCCAAGGCAACGTGGTTCTTTACAAGATAAAAGACTGACGTAAAATTAAGCTTTTCTCATAGGAGCTAACCATGCCTTACGTTAACAAGCCACGGCCATACAAGAAAGAATATGAACAATATGACGGCACTGAAAAAGTAAAAAAGAAAAGAGCCGAACGCAACCGAGCGCGACGAATTATGCAAGAGGCCGGTAAGGTCCATAAGGGAGATGGCAAAGATGTTCACCATAATAAAGCACTATCAAAAGGTGGAACCCATAAAGATGGCCTATCGGTTATGGGCGCTTCCGAAAACCGATCTTTTAAACGTAACTCTAAACGTCAATTAGTCGATGAAACCAGCGTAAGGGAAAAGAAAAAAAGTGCAAATAATCGATAACCACACACTAGTTGTACGAACTCGAGACCCAGCTAGGATCACCGAGACAATAAAAAATAGTAAGTTGCTACAAACGAATGGAGAAGTAACCGAAGTCGCCGTAAAGTGGGGGCTTGAAGAGGCACAAGTCCTGCGCAAATTGAACATAAAGAGCGTGCCTTCTCCAATACAGAAAGATTACAAGTGGCCTGGACTGTTCAAGCCTATGGCCCATCAAATAGAAACATCATCATTTTTAACGCTACACAAACGAGCTTTTTGCTTTAATGAGCAAGGCACTGGCAAGACCGCATCGGCTATTTGGGCATCGGACTACTTGCTCGAAAAGAAGTACATAAACCGAGTGCTTATTGTCTGTCCATTGTCAATCATGCAGTCTGCATGGCAAGCTGATTTATTTAAGTTTGCATTACACCGTACGGTGAATGTTGCATACGGTAACCAAAATAAACGTAGAGATATTGTTAACACCATCTCCGACTACGTCATCATTAACTATGATGGGCTAGAGATTGTTAAGGGCGATATCAAAAATGGCGGCTTTGATTTGATCATCATCGACGAGGCTAACGCGTACAAAAACGCAAAGACTAAACGGTTCAAAGCGATGAAAGAGGTTATGGATCACAACACGTGGATGTGGATGATGACAGGCACCCCCGCTGCTCAGTCTCCTCTTGACGCTTATGGCTTGGCTAAGATGTGCGTCCCCGACACGGCCCCCATGCTGTTTGGTGGATTCAGAGACTCTGTGATGTACCAGCTTACAAGATTCAAATGGATACCAAAACCAACAGCGGAAGCGACAATCCATAAAATGCTACAACCCGCCATCCGCTTTACAAAGGCCGAGTGCTTGGACCTACCTGAAGTCACCCACACTTCCCGATATGCCCCATTGTCCCCTCAGCAAGTTAAGTACTACAAACAGTTGAAAAAAGAAATGATGATTGAGGCAGCTGGCGAAGAAATTTCGGCAGTCAATGCCGCATCTAATCTGACTAAATTACTTCAAATTTCTTGTGGTGCTGTCTACACCGACATGGGTAACGTAGTAGAGTTTGACGTGTCGAGCCGACTGTCTACTGTATTAGAGGTCATAGAAGAAGCTACACACAAGGTGCTGATCTTTGTGCCTTTCACACATACCATAACGTTGTTAAAAAATTTCCTATCCAAAAACGGAATCACCGCCGAGATTATCGACGGAAGTGTGAGTGTTAACAAACGCACCGACACGTTTAAACGCTTCCAAGAACAACAAGATCCCAAGGTGCTCCTCATCCAGCCTCAAGCGGCGGCACACGGAGTAACCCTAACTGCGGCAAACGTTGTGATTTGGTATGCTCCTGTGACCTCGATTGAGTCCTACCTACAGGCAAACGCAAGAGTGCATAGGCAAGGACAGAAAAACCCTGTAACTGTAGTGCACATTGAGGGTAGTCCTGTGGAGTCTAAGCTGTATGGCATGCTTCAAAGCAAGCTTAACTTCCACAGTCGCATCATCGATCTTTATAAGAATGAAATTGCTACTTGACAGACTCAAGTTTTGGGGTTATCGTTACAAGACGGACCAAAGATCCGACATGAAAGGAAAGTAGATGGACGTACCAATTGAAAAAATTGTCGCCACTTACATCAAGATGCGCGACGCAAAAGATGCTCTTTATAAAGAGTACACAGCAAAAGCTTCTGAGATCGAAGAGCAAATGTTAGTTCTAAAACATAAGCTTATCGAAGTCTCAAAAGAAACGGGCGTTACAAGTTTTTCTACACCGTACGGTGTGGCGTATCGCACGATAAAAAATCGCTATTGGACTAACGATTGGGGTAGCTTTTATGACTTCATGCGTGAGAACGGTACGATGGAGTTGTTGGAGAAGAGGATACATCAGACGAACATGAAGGAATTCTTGGAGAACAACCCAGATGCTCATCCTCCCGGTTTAAACATTGATAGTGAATACGAAATCACCATAAGGAGAAAGTAACCATGAGTGAAATCACTCTGTTTAGTAAGAACGTCCCCGACTACCTCAAGGAAGTCGAACTTGATGACTTGACCAAGTCCCTGTCGGGCAACACCGGTCTTAAGCGTATCTCGATCCGTGGCGGCGTGTTCCGCTTGATGGTTAACGGCGAAGAGATTGCTAAGAACGAAAACCGCGCTATGAACATCGTCATCGTTAACGGTGCGCCTAAAGTATCTCGCCAATACTATGCTGGTAAATACGTAGCTGGTGAAAGTTTACCGCCTGACTGCTGGTCAAATGACGGAGAAACACCGGATGCCAGTATCGAAAGTCCTCAGAACAAGACCTGTGAAGGTTGCCCTCAGAACATCAAGGGTTCGGGCCAAGGCGACTCACGTGCATGCCGGTTCCAACAAAAGCTTGCTGTTCTCTTGGCTGACGACGTGCATGGCGACGTGTACCAGTTAACTCTTGCGGCTACCTCGATCTTTGGTCGTGGTGATGTCGATAAGATGCCGTTCCAGCAATACGCTAAGTATGTTGGTTCGCAGGGTAAGAACATTAATACCCTTGTCACCGAGATGCGTCTTGACAGTGACAGCGCTACCCCCAAGCTTACTTTCAAGCCTGTACGGTTTTTAGAACGTGAAGAATGGGAAGTAGCGCGAGAGAAAGGTTCTAGTCAAGCGGCAAAGTCGGCTATTATTCAGACCCCTGCTCAGACTGACAGCAAACCCAAGGCTATCTCTGCACCTAAAGCCGAGGTGACTGAAGAAGCCATCTCTGAACCTACTAAGCGTCCTAGTAAAAAGAACGCTGAACCAGCTCCAAAGAAAGACTTTGTGGATGTGCTGAACGAGTGGTCTACAGATGATGCGTAACTATGGACAATCGAGGTTATACATCACGGATCATAAAAGCTAACTTAGAGGCAAGTACCGATAACCCTGGTGTTGTGCTAGGGCGGTACTGCATCTCTAAGGAGATCCCTGTTAATGACGTTGCTAAGTATTTAGAGGTAAGCCGCATGACTATTTACAAATGGTTCATTGGCGATTGGATGCCACGCAAACGTCAAACAGAAAAGATCTTTGCCATCTTGAAGCAAGTTGGTTTTAGCGTAGACTAACAGGGCGTCTAGTTCGACGGAACGAAGAGGGGTACCGCCGCGCTCCCTGACGCCCTATCTTTTCAGTGCGGTGCACAAAGGCGGCTATGGTGATGAAAGACTTACTGTCGGCAGTGCTATCTACACAAGGGTGGTACTGCGTAGTAGCACTAAAAAAGACAGGGATGCCGAAACAAATTTTCGTGCAGACTTTAGACGAAGTAGAGACAGCAACAAAAGACTTACTATCCAAGCATTACGACGTTTATTTTGCTTGCTCTAAGTACGAAACTAACTCCACCCGCACCACCGACAATGTAAAAACCATCAAAGCTTTTTGGCTCGACATTGATTGCGGCCCTGGTAAACCCTACGAAACCCAAGCCGAAGGGCTTGTCGCTTTAAAGGACTTTTGCGCTGAAGTCGGCTTAGCCAAACCTACACTAGTTAATTCCGGTCGTGGACTTCACGCCTACTGGGGGATCAACAAAGAACTTACTAGGCAAGAATGGAAACTGATTGCTAATCAGCTCAAGCGCGCTTGTCATCTAAAAGGGCTTGAAGCTGACCCCGCTAGAACAGCAGATGCCGCATCCATATTACGCATCCCTGACACGAAGAACTTTAAAGGCGATCCACCACTTGACGTAACTCTAATGTGTGTTTCCCCTGAGGTGGACTTAGAATCGTTCAAGAATGCAATCGGTGTGACGGAGATGTCTGAAGCACCTGACTACGGACCCTCGACTCTAAATGAGTTGACCAAGTCCCTGATGGGCAACAAGCAAAACCGGTTCTCCGTCTTGTGGGCTAAGGTTGAAAGCGGCAATGGCTGTGCTCAAATAGAAAAAGCAGTTAAAGAACAAGCTAGTGTTGAAGAACCATTGTGGAGGGCGGCGCTATCCATAGCCGCCTACTGTGTAGACCGCGATTCTGCTATCCATGAGGTGTCCAAAGAACATGAAAAGTACTCGCCACAGGAAACTGAAGATAAGGCCAACAAGATTAAAGGGCCGTACACGTGCGATGCGATTGAAAAGACCAACCCCGGAGGATGCGATAACTGCCCCCACAAAGGTAAACTTTCCTCCCCAATAGTCCTTGGACAAGAGATTCTCGAGTCCGAGACAAACGAGATCGAATTTAAAGCCGAGGATGTCTCAAAGCCTGTAACCTACACCATACCCGAGTACCCCTTCCCCTACTTCAGAGGACGTAATGGTGGGGTGTACCGCAGGGGAGATGACGAGGAAGATGAACCCACGCTGATCTACGAGCACGATTTATACGTGGTCAAGCGGATGAAAGACCCACAGCATGGCGAAACTATTTGGATGCGTCTGCACACGCCCAAAGACGGAGTGCGGGAATTTGCATTGCCAGCGGTTGACTTACTGACTAGTGACAAACTAAGAGAGAAACTTGCTTGGTATGGGATTGTGGCGTTAAAAAAGCAGATGGAGTCTATCATGGCTTACATCGTCAGATTTGTAAAAGAGTTGCAGTGCAAAGAAGGAGCGGAAATTATGAGAATGCAATTTGGATGGACAGAAAAAAACGGCTCATTTGTAATTGGCGACCAAGAGATTTGTCCTGATGGAGATCGCTACAGCCCACCTTCAAGTTATACCTCTCAAGCATCCCCGTATTTTGAACCGATGGGGTCACTTGAAGAATGGAAGAAAGTCGTTAACACCTACGATATGCCAGGGTTTGAACCCCATGCATTTGGGTTTTTTACAGCTTTTGGTGCGCCACTACTAAAACACTTGAATCTTAAAGGCGCAATCATAAATGTTATTAATAACACCTCAGGCACCGGCAAGACCACAATACTTAAGGCCATGCACAGCGTCTTTGGGCATCCAGAAGAACTGATGCTAATCGAGCGTGACACCATGAATACTCGCCTTCACAGGTTAGGAATCATGAATAATATTGGCCTTGGGTGCGACGAGATCACCAAGATGAAGCCTGACGAAGCATCTGATATCGCGTATGCAGTTTCACAAGGTCGAGGCCGTGGGCGGATGAAAGCCTCTGAGAACGCCGAGCGTCTCAATTTGACCAAATGGCAGACCATACTTTTATGTTCGTCAAACGCTTCATTGGTCGACAAGCTAAAGTCTCTCAAGGGCACCCCCGATGGTGAGTTGATGCGGATCATTGAGTACAGCATCCCCGAAACTAAGCTACTAACCAAGGTCGAGGCTGATGAGCTATACCCGAAGCTGTATGCAAACTACGGACATGCGGGTCGTATTTACATACGGGACTTAGTGTGCAATCTTGAGGAGAGAGTAGCTGAGGTCAGGGAAGTTCAAAAAGTCATCGACAAAAAAATCGGGTTTACCAGTCGGGAGCGGTTTTGGTCAGCGATTGCGGCCTGCAACATAGCGGGTGCTTTATTTGCTAAGAGACTAGGAATAATTGATATTAACGTTGGCCAGGTGTTTAAATGGATGCTTAAGGAATTTAGCCAAATGCGGGAAGAAATTACCCCACCAGTATCCGACTATGCCAGCGTGATAGG